AATTCTGCCTGAACCGCAGCCGAAACGGCAACCCCTAACTGCTTCGCCTGCGCTTGGTCGCCCTGGACGCTGGCATTACCGGATGCATCTACGTTGACCGTTACGTTAGTGCTGCCGCCACCTCCGCCCTGCATCGCGACCGGGATGCGCCGGCCATCAGGGAGGGGCACGAAGGCCTCAGGCCTTGAGCCTTCGCCGTAGAGCGCCAGCTGCGGGGACCTGGCGATGCCACCTGATGCGTACTTCTTGAGAGGCATCGGACCGTCGCCGGTCATGATGCCGCCGTTGGCGAAAAATGATGTGCCCGAGAACGCTGCAGGATCGAAGCCAACACTGCTGGCGTTGAACTGCGTAAACCCAGCGCCGCCACCGCCACCTCCACCGCCAAAGCCAATCGCCTGCATGATTTGCTTAAGGACTAGCTGCTGAATAATCATCCTTGATGTCTCCTCAAGAATGCTGACCGCAAACTCACGGAAGTTTGCGGTGCCAGTGGTTACCAGCGAAACAAGCGCATCTTCAATACCCTTGAAGGCTTGCTGGCCAAGATTAGATAACGCATCACGCATCGTGCCAATCTGCTCGATGTAGCCAGTCAGCCCATCCTTTAAGCCGCCCATAACGTCGTTGTTGTATTGCAATGCCCGCGCATTCTCATACACCGACTCAGTGGCTTTATCAATTGCTTCGCCTTGGATGGCGTAAAGCTCAGCAAAATCTTCTTGGTAGGTTTTATTTGCTAGCTCCTTTTTAGCTGCGCCTAGCTCTCTGATTTTATTTCGCAGCCCTTCAAATGGCACCCCTGTTTTACTAGTAAACTCATCTGCTTTTTTGAATAAAGTTTCTTGCTCATCTTGTATTGCGTTTAAACTTGCTTGAAGCTCGTTTGAAATCTTCTGAACAGGGCTAGCTCCTACACTTTTAGTTGTTAATTTAATGTCTCTGATTTGTTTATTAAGATCGTCCGCCAAATCTATTGCACCTTTTAGCCCCTCGTTGTACCGCTGAGCAGCGCGCTCCTGCTCAGTGGCTGCCTTCCTAGCTGCTGCTGCCCCTGCTGCATCGGCTGCGCTGGTGTCAGGTGTTTGCGGGCGGTCTCGTGTTGTTGCCTTGGGTGCTGGTGAATCAGTGAAGATCTTTTGCAACTGCGCAAAGTCTTTCTTTGCTTGTTCAATGCCCGTCCCAACACCATCGCTGATTGCTCTGCCAGCGCCAGCAAAGTCACCTTTCAATGCTTTGCCTACTGCATCAAACGAGTAAACAATTACCTTGATCCATTGATCTACTAATTTAATAGTTGCAAAGATTGCAGCGGCAATAGATTGAATGCCAACTTTTATGACCAGGAACAGCGCCGTCCAATCTTGCTTGGTATCAAACAGATCGCTAAACACCTCAAGGATCGACTGCAGCGCCGGCAGCAGCGCGTCAGTTAGCTCCAGCGCAAACGCATCCGTCCTAAGGCCCAGCTCCGTGAGCGATTCGCCGAATTGATCTGATCGCTTTGTAAATTCCTCAAACTCCTCCGGGGTCAGTTTGGACTTAAACCGCTCTAGGCCGGCTGCGCCTTCATTCAACAGCGGGATCAGATCAGCACCGCTTTTGCCAAACAATGCCACCGCTGCGGCCGCCTTCTGCGCACCGTCTGGCATGTCAGCAAACCGATCGGCGATCTGCTTCAGCGCTTTGTCAGCTGGTACCACCTGCCCTTTTGCGTCTTTGACATCGACGCCCAACCTCTTGAACTTCTGCGCTAGGTCTTCGTTGCCCTCCGCTGCCTTGACTAGGTTTATGTTGAGCTTGCCCAGTCCTTTGCCAACGGTGTCCATATCTACGCCAGCCACCTTGGCTGCGTTGCCAATGGCAAACAGTGCGGATGCAGCTATGCCAGTCTTGATCTGCAGGTCGTCAAGATCGCCACCTGCGTCGGTTGCTTTTTTCACAATGGCGCCGAGGCCAGCCACAATGGCGCTGCCGGCGATTGCTGCACCGAAGCCAGCCACCGCACCCTTGAGGTTGTTGAAGCCCAGCGCAGCGTTCTTGGCCTGGCCCTGGAGGCCCTGCAGCGAGTTGCCCAGCCGGCGGATGGCCTCCTCGCCAAAAACGTTCGCCTTGATGCGGAGCAGCGCGTCGAGGTTCATTGCCATGTCAGCTGCTCCGCGAGTTGATCGTGCCCATCGCCGCTGCCTCCATCACCTGCAGGTCCTCCAGGAGCGCACGTTGGTCCTCCACTTCGTACATCATAAACAGCCATGCCACTGCCGCATAGTCCAGCCCGAGCACGCCGCTCATCGTGGTCCGCCACTGCGTCTGGCACCGCAGGAACATGACCATCGCTGGCCAGTTCTCCTCCCACACCTCAAAGTCATCGCTGCGGTCTTGCTCTGGCAGCACCAGGCCAAGGACTGCTGCATCAGCTTGCGTCTCATCCTTGACGCCGCCGCCGGCCCAATGCTCGGCGGCCTCTGTCAGTTTTTTCTCTTGGCTCCCTTGATGCTGTCCATGTAAGCCTTGAGCACCGCTACCGCAAGGAAGGGCACCTCTAGCAGCTGATGCAGTGCCTTCTGGCTGAAGGGGATCTCCTTGCCATCATCACCGGTCACACCTGACCAGCCGACCAGAAGATCGGCTGCCATCTCAGTGATCCGTTCAAGGTCGCCTAGGTCCTCGAGCTTTTGCAGCTCAGCCACCATCGGCCCAATTTTGCTCTGTGGATGGCGCTTGAACTCACCGTCCAATGTTTGCCGTTCATGGCGACCACCATCGACGGGGATGTCAAAGGTGATCGGCCAGACGTAGGTGTCGGACTGCTTCAGAACAAACGCCATACAGGAACTCAGTGGTTTAGGTGAAGGCTAGGCTGACCTCGTTGTTGCCAGCGCTGGTCGGCACTGCAATATAGGGGATGTTGAGCATCTGGATGCCGTCTTGGTCGGCGTAGGTCGGGCCGCCTAGGTCCGCTTGAGCTGCTGTAAAGGTCAAAATGTTGCCAGCGGTCTGACCATGCTGAAACGTTAAGTTGCCAGTGGCAGTAGCGATCGCAGCTGCGAAGTAATCCTTTGAAGCAAGCAAAGGTGCCTCGATCATGACCGTGCCATTGGGGGCGCGGTTAGTCAGCAGGATTTCTTTGGAGCAACCGACCAGCTCGCGGTAGACAATTTCATTGGCAATATCAAAGCTGAACGACTGCAAGCAACCGGCATAGCTAAACAACTGGAAGGCACTTGTGTTGGTTTCTTTGAAGATGACAGGAGTGGCTTGGTTGCTGTAGGTCGGTGTTAGCTGCGCTGTGTCAGTAGGCGCGTTGTAGATGCCGGTGAAGGTAAAGGAGATTGTTGGAATCTGACTAACTTCAGCAGAAAGCGTGAACGTGCCGCGAGCGCCGGTGATCTTGTGGAGAATGCCA